CCGAGATCCTTACTGGTCCTGTTCTGCCTGAGGAGCGTCCTTAATGTCTAGAGCACGAACGCTAGCCAGCGCCATCGGTTCTGATGGCGAGTTGAACGTAGGCGACGTTGCCGGTCTGGCTCATGTCGCCTCGACGGGCCTGTTCGCCGACCTGTTAAGTAAGCCCACAACCCTGTCCGGATATGGTATAACTGATGCGGCCACGCAGCAGTACGTTGATGATTCCCTTGGAGAATTAGAAGCGCTCGCGTTGGCGGGCATTTAAAGAGGTACGGCCAAAATGCCAGTCAACATCTCGGTTTTTGAGTCTAGCCTTCAGTCAAAGCTGAATGCTACTACCGGCTCTAGCAGCGGTACCGATTTTCTACTGCTGTCTAAATCACTCAATGAGCTTAACACAGGATTCACCTCGACCGTTGCAACGGTTGGTGACCTCCCAGGTGCGGCCGCTAATGCGGGTCGAATCATCTTCGTCACCGCCACCAACCTGCCCTACTACAGCTCCGGCTCCGCTTGGAACTCGATCTCGGGCACCGTCTCGAGCATCCAGATCTCTGGCGGCACGACCGGTCTTACAGCGTCCGGTGGCCCGATCACCGCTGCCGGTACGATCACTCTCAGCGGTACGTTAGTCCCTGCCAACGGTGGTACTGGGTTAACCAGTTTTAGTGTCAACGGCGCGGTGTACTCGGCCAACGGCACGTCGCTCACGACCGGTACTCTCCCCGCCGCTGCTGGCGGCACCGGCCTCACCTCTCCCGGTACTGCTGGCAACGTCCTGACGAGCGACGGTACCGCCTGGGTCAGCACGCCTGTTCAGGGCCTGCCGACCGCGAACATCGTAAGTGGTACGACTCAGCAGGCCGTCAAGCTAAACCACTACATTCTGGTCAACGCCTCGGCGACAACTGTCACTCTGCCTGCGTCTCCGTCGCTAGGTGACGTGGTATGGGTGACGGTCGCCAACGGCAGAACGGATAACGTCGTCGCGAGAAACGGATCGAACATCCAGTCTCTCGCTGAAGACTTTACGATCGACGCGGGTTACGCGGCGGTTCAATTTCGGTACGCAGATGCAACTCGAGGATGGGTTTTCACATGAGCACGCTTTCTCAGTTTACTGGTGGTGGCGATACGATCCTTGGAGAGATCGTCCCGTTTAACGCGCGAACGAAGGGCTTTAGCTTTTCCGTCGGCTCGCGCGAGTTCATGCAGACCGGCGTGCTTAAGCCGTACTCTGCGGAATACGCGCCGCTTGTGGCTACAAACACTTTGTGTGGAGTTAGCATTCCGACAGATCCGATTCACAAGGACTGGTCGTTTTTGTCTTGGTCTAATATATGGTCCCAGACATCGACTCACCACGGTATTAAGTACTTCGAACTTGGTGTTGATCAAGCAAGCGCGTTGCCATACAAACACTTAGTAGTGCTCGGCTCAAATTACGCAGGCGCCGGAAGCACTTGGTTTAAGCATCACTACGGCGTTAATTTCGCCAACACCGTGTCGGCCTCTCAGGATGACGACGGCGGAAACATTACAAGCGTGCACAAAATCGGCAATCGGCTAGTGTTTGCTGGCTATCGATCCTCGATGGATACTGCTGCAAACGGATGTCAGATGTTCTGGTCTACTAGTTCGAATAGCCCGACTCAAAACTCAGCATATACGTATCAGACGCCACACCAGTATGGGCTGGTTCCTGCTGAGAATCCTTCTTCAACTTATCTATGGCTGACTGCCGAGCTTACGCGGGCTCAATACCAAAACAACGCCCACAAAACCACCGACGGCCTTACTTTCACCACGATGTCTGTCACGACGGACATGCGGTATCCCGGCCGGTTGACCTGGTCAACCGCGGGCAACTGCTGGATCTGTATAACTCACGAAGGAAAAATCTATACATCACCGGATGGACTGACTTGGACGCTCCGCACATCTCCGACTGGTATGCCAACATCGATAGGCACCAACAGCGCGCCGTTCGGGTCTACAGCATACCGCTTCTGCATTGATCACCCGACGCAGGGTACTTTCATCATGTTGGAGACGTCCGACTCGGACAATCTCTACATGTTGAAGACGACGAACGGTACAACGTTCACCCTTCAGAATATCGCGCCCGGCAACCCGCAACTGCGGAACTACTTTTGGGGCGGAAGTGGCTACGCTCCGCGACTGATGGCCGATGGCAACACGTTTATTATGTACAACGTGTCGTTTACTCAGAACGATACCTCGGGCGCAACGATTGCAACTTCAACCGACTACGGCGTAACGTGGACGCTGCACCCTCTTATCTTCAATAACAACCCGGCCAGCAATACGCGCCAGGCTGGGGCTGGGGCATATGTTTGTTTCCGTGGGTTGGAGAAAATTGGCAGCCAATGGTACGGGGTTTTTGTCCCTCGTAACACGTACGGTGACGCAGGGTCAAAACTGTACGAGTTGACGAATCGCGGCGGGTACTTCTCTGGTACTCCAAGCCATATTGGCGTAACGCAAGGTCTTACCTTCGCCAGTGGCAGCAGCCTTAGCCCCTACATCCGGATTAAGTGAGGACTACTACTATGTCTGACGAGTTGGTTTTTGTTACTCCTCCGGAGTCAATGGTCATCACTAAGCTGGCCTTCCGCTACCGTCTGACCGACGAGGAGTTCGTCGGCATCATCGAGGCGGCTCAGACCAGCGTGCCGGTCAAGGCCTGGCTGGAGACCTTCCATATGGTCTCCAGCATCGACCTTGGGGACAAGCGAACTGGTGATGGACTATTTGCTCTTGTCGCGCTCGGTCTGCTCACTGAGGAGCGGGTACTGGAGATTGCGAAGAGCCCAATCCAGCCAGGAGAGCGCCCGTAACTTTTGGCCACGGCTATTAGCCGTGGTAATATTTACAGTAGGAAAGACCCTCAGGAGGATACCTATATGACGGACGTTGTACCCCCAATGGTGACGATTGACGGAAAGCAATATGAGCTGGACAGGATCTCTAACGAGGTTAAAGAGCTCATTTCCCTGCACGCTCAGGCTCAGGAAATGATGATTGCTGCCCGCCGTCAAGCTGTTATCCATGAGGTTTCGGCCGTTAATCTGGCAAACATCATCAAAGTTCGGGTAGAGGCCGATACCAATGGCAGCAAGCCAACTGAGCCACTTTCAGGCCATGTCGTCGACTAACGGCCACGCCACCGAAGAACGCTACTGGGAGGTCTCCTCCCGGTTAGCCGTTCATGAGGCTATGTGCGAAGAGCGCTCCAAGAACATTGATGAGCGTTTGGGCAAGATTGAAGACGGCATTAAGAACATAAACAATTGGGGCATTGTTATTGGGTTTACGTTGATCTGTAGCATGGCGGGAATCCTCGTTACCTTGCTACTCAAGTGAGGTACACATGGCGTATTTCAAACGCGACCGGTTTAGCGGAATTGCACCGGCCGTCTCTCCGAGGCTGCTTGCCGATCAGTTCGCCCAAGTAGCTGAGAACGTAGACTTTGAGTCCGGGCGACTGACCCCGACCACTAACGACGTAGACGTATTCACGCTACAGAGCGGTCTGCGTCGGTCGATTTACTTCTACCGAGATACCAACTGGCTGGAGTGGAACCAAGACGGCGTTAAGGCCGTACCGGGGCCAATCCCAGGTGACACCCTTGCCCGCCTGTACTTTACCGGCGACGATTACCCGCGCTACGGCACGGTTAGTACGATCGTAGCTGGCACTTCGGGGTACCCGGCTAACAGCTACCGGCTTGGAGTTCCCGCTCCGGCTAACGCTCCGTCAGTCTCTAAGAGCGGTACACCGGACGAGGATCAGACGCCAGACGACGTCTCGTACGTCTATACCTTCGTAACCGCATTCGGCGAGGAAGGCCCTCCTAGCCCTGCTACCGTGCCGATCGAGCGCACTGATACTGAGTCGGTAACGATTACGATGCCTGCTGGCGACCTGCCAAGCGGTAACTACAACTTTGGCAACGGGTCGCTGAAGCGCATCTACCGCTCCAACACCGGCTCGACTAACACGACCTTTCAGTTTGTGGCCCAGGTGTCTCTTGCTACCCAGACGTACGTCGATACGACTCCGTCTGCAGGTCTGGGCGAAGTCCTGCCGAGCGAGACCTGGATTGGCCCGCCGAACGACAACACCAGCCTCTATCCGGACGGCCCGATGAAGGGCCTGATAGCCGTGGCCAACGGTGTGTTTGCAGGGTTTACCGGTAAACGGTTATGTCTCAGTGAACCGTTTTTACCGCACGCTTGGCCGATCGACTATCGGATCACGCTCGAGGAGGACATTGTTGCTATTGGAGCCGTGGCCAACGGCATCGTAGCCCTGACCAACGGCCAGCCGTATTTCGTCACCGGTACCGATCCGAGCGCAATGACCGCTATTCGTGTCGATCTGCCACAGGCCTGCGTCAACGTAAACAGCGTAGTCGACATGGGTTCCTACCTTCTTTACGCGGGACCAGACGGCTTGTGCGCCGTTGCCAGTGGTGAGGGGCGCGTGGTCACCGAGGGGCTGATCTCGTCCTCCCAATGGGGCTCACAGTTCAATCCAACGGGCTTCCGTGCCTTTCGGCATGAGAACACTTACGTAGCGTTCTGGACGGATGCTGGCGTCCATAAAGGGTTCGTCTACGATCCACGGGCCGAGGAAGCCGCGTTGTCCACCTTGACCACCGAAGGGGAGGTTCGAGGCGGGTACATGAATCCGAAGGACGGTGAGTTGTACCTGATCGTAGCCAATAAGATTCGTAAGTATCGCGGCAGTACCACAAAGCGCACGCTCACCTGGAAGTCAAAGCAGTTAGTTCTTCCAAAGCCGACCAGCATGAGTTGGGTGTCGGTTTACGCGCAGTCTTACCCGGTTGTAGTTAAGGTGTGGGCTGACGGCGTGCTGATTGCTGAATACAGCTTGGGGTACGCCAGTGGCGTATACACCCAGACGGTGACAGTTCCGTCAGGGGCTACAGTCGGCACGCTGCGTGAACCTATTATGCGGTTGCCACCTAAAGTTGCCCAGGTGTGGGAAGTTCAAGTGTCGGGTTCGGTCGACATTGATGAAGTCTGCCTTGCCCAAAGCATGGATGAGATTTCCTCGACATGACGAAAGCACGTACCACTAAAGCGACAGAAGTACCTGGCATTCCAAAACCGCCAGCAGACGTCTCGCCTGCACTTCGCCGGTACCTTGAGAGTATTTCTGAGGCTCTTGAGATCCGTCTTGGGCGGCGCGGTGACGCCCGTGATCGAGCGATTACGCTTCGTGAGTTGCTTGATTCTGGGCTTGCTGTAGAGCTGGCTAATAATCCGTACAACATTGATCGTCCGCCGCCTCCACCACCTCCGCCTCCGCCGCCTAGTGCAACGCCTACCGCTCCGACTAACTTTACGGCGACTGGTGGTTATTCACTTATTACCTGTTTCTGGGACTACCCGAACTACGGGCCGCATTCGCATACTGAGATCTGGCGGCACGACCAGAATATTATTGGCGACGCTCAGCTGGTTGGTATTAGCTCTGGTATTTCGTTTGTCGACCCAGTTGGTGAGGGCGCAAGCTTTTACTACTGGGCCCGGCACGTTTCGTTGTATGACATTCAGGGTCCGTTTAACTCGGCCAACGGTACGTTGGCAGAGACCGCTCTTGACGTTGAAGAGTTGTTAGACGTTCTTACTGGTGCGATTACTGAGTCGCAGCTATATCAAGTTTTACAGCAGCGAATTAATTTAATTGACGGTGCTTCGAGTTTAGCTGGCTCGGTTAACGCTCGTATTTTGGCTGAGACTAATGCGCGAAACGCGGCTATACAGGCTGAAGCCGATGCACGCGCTGCGGCTATTTTGGCCGAAGCAACTGCTCGCGGGACGGCGATTTTTAATGAAGCCACAATTCGTCAAACAGCGGATGAGAATCTTGCTCAGCAAATTACTACGCTTACGTCGGTAACTCTGCCGGGTACGTACGCGACGATCGCTGCTCTTCAGCAAGAGATTACTGCTCGTACTACGGCGGATAGTGCTGAAGCAACGGCTCGTGAAACGTTAGCTACTCAGATTCGTGGAACTTATACTGGTACTGATGTTACTCAGTTAAGTTCTGGTCTTGTGTACAGTGAGCGTCAAGCGCGAGCCACTGCTGACAGTGCATTGGCCAGCCGGTCGGATGCTCTTGAGGCTACGGTCAATAACCCAACGACCGGTCTTGTTGCTACCCGTGCGACTCTTATTAACGATTACTACACGAAGTCGGCGACTGATTCTGCGATTGCTTCGGCGTCTTCAACTCTTACGTCGAACTTTAATAGTACGTTAACCGGGTACGTTACTAATGCGACCCTAACGAACAATTACTACACTGCGTCGCAGACTAATAGCGCGATTTCGGCGGCAACGACTAACCTGGTCTCGACGACTACGCTGAATAGCACGCTCGGTAACTACGTTACTAGTGCGACGTTGACAAACGGGTACTACACTAAGACAGAGACTGACAGTGCTATTAGCGCGTCGGTTCAGAACTTGGTGTCGACGACAACGTTTAATAGCACGCTAGCTAATTACGTTACTAGCGCGACACTGACTAATAGCTACTATACGAAGACGCAGACTGATAGTGCTATTTCTAGCGCTAGCAATACGCTGACAGCTACGTTTAACAACACGCTTACCAACTACGCTACGACGGCTGCTGTTCAGCAGAACTATTATGCAAAGGCTTCTGGCGAAGCTTTAGAAGGCCAGTACACAGTTAAGATTGATCTTAACGGTTACGTGTCTGGCTTTGGCTTGGCATCGACGGCACCGGTTAACGGTACTCCGTCATCTGAGTTTATTGTCCGTGCCGACCGGTTCTCGATTGCGTCACCTGGTCAGGCGACAATTATTCCGTTTATTGTTCAGGCTACGCCGACAACGATCAATGGCGTGTCGGTTCCTGCTGGCGTGTACATGAATGATGCGTACATTCGCAACGGTACGATCACGAACGCTAAGATTGGCAACGCGGCTATTGATGATGCGAAGATTGCGAGCCTTAGTGCTGACAAGATTGTTGCTGGCACTATTGATACTGCTCGTCTAGCAATCGACAACGTTACGCTCGATAGTTACTACGACGGCAGTATTGGCCGCAACCGATTGCGTATTCGTGACTTAGGCGTTGATACGGCTAAGATTACTGACGCTGCCATAACAACGGCAAAAATTGGTGATTTAGCGGTCAGCACGCTCAAGATTGCTGGCAACGCAATTACTCAGCCACAGACTTATACAGCGTCGGACGTGTATGTAAGTACAGCTCTTACTGTTAGTGGTGGTGGATTTATTTATGTGGGGTACCCAAATGGTGACCACATATACGACATTGATTTTGGTTTTATAGATGTTGGTCCTGGTAACGGTGATTACATCTATTCTTCTGGTGGTAGCGTATCAGGCGGACACGTTGCAATTGAAACGCCGCAAATTAATGTGGGAATAGACTCTAGTGCCGCTGTGCAGATTGTGTTCTATGGGTTTTGTGATGGAAGCGGCGTTAACGATGGCGGTCAGCTTCTGTATATGATGGTTGATAAATACGCAAATGGTAGCTGGAGTGGGTATCAGACTGTGGCAAGTAGCCGAGTTGGTGCGCGTACTAGCGGCGGTAATACGCAAAGCGTCTTTTCAATTGCGATGGCGCACACTGCTACTAACTTGCAAAACATTCGGATTAAAGTGCTAGTGGGGTCGCAGGCGGTGCATTTGGCGCTTGGAACTGCCAGCCAACCTACGTACTTGCGTAACGTTACGGTTTCAATTTTGGGTGCTAAACGATGAATACGGTTGCTTTTGATGCATCTGGTCGGTGTTTGTTTGTCGTAAACGACAAAGTTACAGTGCCGGACGCTGCTGCTGTTGTTTATACGGATGCATTGATCGATGCGAATTTGGTTTGGTATGACCATGAAAACGGTCGTATGGGTAACCGTGGGCCTATTTTGTGTACAGTTTTGGCTAATAAGATTTCAAGTCTGCCTGTCGGTACTACGGTTTACGTTGGTAACGAACAGGTTGTTGTTGATGATGGTTCGATTGAGTTTGATGTGGCATACGCGCAACAACTTAGGGTTGTATTGAGGCACGTCAGGCATACTGACACAGTCGTGGAGGTGCCTTGTGAAGTTCAAGGTTAAGCAGGATTACGCTGAATTGCGGCGGGCAGACTATCCGGATCTTAGAGATCAACTAGACGCGATATGGAAAGGCGGCGTCGACCTGGAGCAGATGCGGGAAAAGGTGCTGCAGGTTAAGCAAAAGTACCCTAAACCAGTCGGAGATGACAATGCACAAGGGTAAACGATGCGTGCTTAACGCCCTGGCTAAGCCTATTAAGATGGAAAAAAAGAAGCCAGCTAAGGGCTACTCTGCTCCCAAGAAGAAGGGGTAAAATTACCGTCCATGAGTTGAGGGGGTCGGTATGCCTGCTGCTAAGCGTATTGATGACGGTATCCCAAAAGCGTTTAGCTTGGCCGGGCACAGGATAGAAGTAGTTAACATTCCCCGCAGCAAGTGGAAGAATGGGAAAGACTGCGTTGGGATGTGGATTCCGGACAAGTACCGGATCGAACTACACGGCTCTTTAAAAGGCACCAACCGCCAGCAGGTTTTTCTGCATGAAGCGGTGCACGCTATTCTGGACGTAGCTGGTTACTACGAGTTATCAGAAGATGAGGCCCTGGTGGACAGGGTCTCTCATCTTCTGCATCACATGCTGGTGTCGATGGAGTAGTTAGCTTTCTCTAGGATCGAGCCCGCGAAGCCACTGTACATACCAGCTGGCTTTTCCTGCTTCTTGCTTCGGGTCGTCTTTTTCTCCGTCCCGCCACAGGTAAGCCATGGCGCTGCCCTTGCAGTAGCCACGGAACTCTTCTTCCGTTAGGCACGCTCGTAGCGCATCAATGCACTCAACGTCACCGCGTCGATAGTGGGACGGGTTGACGGCGTCTTTCTTGCTCATTGTTTAGCTTTTCCTTCCATAGTTTGTAATCGTACTGCTTGATACCACGGTTCATAGCCGTGGCCATGAAGTACTGTTTAATGCCCCACTGCTCCACCAAGTCTTTGTACTTGATGCGCTCGCGGTT